TTTTTGCCTGACCCTATCTTTTTTTTAAGTGTTGATAGTTTTACGACCATGCAGTCTCCTTATAGCATTTTTACCTTTTTTGAATATACTTGCTATTGCTTTTTTACCCATTACCTTAGCTCGTTGTTCGCCTACTGTAAGTATTTGTATTTTTCTAGCAAATGGTTTTTTGGTATTTTTAACTTTTTTAACTGTAGCTCTTGCATCGGCTTGTGTTGCAAATTTTATTCTTACTGTGTCTTTAGGGTTTTCATCTGTATATAAACGTCTACCACTGCCTTTTGGCTTTTTACCCGTGCCTTTTATTGGGTCTTTTCTTTTTTTTCTAACCATAATTAATAATATGACAAAGCTGTTCTATCTACTTGCATATCTTCTTGATAGTCGCTATCTAACTCCACTAAACCACCTTGTCTTATTCGCATTAAAGCCATAGTGGTAGAGTCACAAAAGTCATCATTTTCTCCAAAGGGAAAAGCAGCTAACTCTTCTATTACTTCTTCTGCAAAAGCATCTTCTGTAGCATATACCATACCACTTTCAAACATAGGTGCAATAGAGTTCATTCTTGCAACCTTGTCTTGTCCTCTACTAGGCGAGTAAGCTTGCACAGGTATTCCTATTTTTCTAAGTTCTTGTGTTAAAGGTGTACCACTAGCTTTGGCCTCTATTAAAACTATGTCTGGCTCCCAATACTTATATTCCTCTAATGCTATATTTTTCAGTTGTGGAAAGTCTACTCTGTGTCTACTAGCATCTAACAATATAATTGCATGTTCGCTACCATCTTCAGGGTCAAATATTCCCCAAGTCGTTATAGCAGAATAGTCTGCTGTTTCTTTTGCGCTAAAAGCAGTATCGTAACTTTGCACGATACACTGACAACTAGGTATAGCTTCATTCTCCCATTTCTGCCACCATTCTCTTTTAACTATAGAACCGCTTTCTGCGGTTGGGTTTTGCATCCATTGTGCGTTCCATTTGCTTATCGGCAAAGATGCTTTTACTGATAACAATTCCTCTTTCTTCCAAAACTCTTTCCACAAAGGTTCTTCTGAATCAGGCATGATAGCTGGAAACTCAACTACTTCCCATTGGTCTGCGTGTGTTTCAGATTGTCTTTTAAGCAATCTGCCAGCCAAATCTTTTGTACTCCAACGAGTCATAACCAAAACGATGGTGCCGCCGGGCTGCAATCTTTGGCGTGGTCCACTTGTGTACCACTCCCAAGCTGCATCCATTGCAGTCGGCGACATTGCATCTTGTTCTGAATGAGGGTCATCTATAATTAATAAATCAGCACCACGTCCTGTTATAGCGCCACCAACACCTGAATAGAAAGCTTCACCACCATCATCTGTAGTCCATCTACCAGCAGACTTATTATCACCTGACAAATTTATGTCAGGAAATATGGTTTGATACTCTTCGCTGTCTATAATATTACGCACTCTTCTACCAAATCGCACAGCAAGTTCTGCCGTGTGTGTCGCTTGTATTATTTTTAAACTTGGATTAAGTCCCATCATCCAAGCAGGAAAATATGTAGATGCAAACTCTGATTTGGTATGTCTAGGTGGCAACATAACCATAAGTCTTTTGCACTTACCTTGTGCTATACGGTTTAGTTTTTTTGCGAGAACTTTATGATGTCTACCCATGATAAAGCCATCCCATTGATGTTTTACAAACTCTAAAAAGTCAGACTTACATTTGTCTCTAGCATTTAGATTCTTCCACTTATCAATTAGGGTTAAAGCTTCTACTTGCTCATCCCTAGACAAAGCGTCAAAAGATTTAATTTTATCTAAATCAATCATAAGGTGGAGAGCCAATAAGTATAATTAGAGGACAAAATTGACTCTCCTAACATGCTACATCGGAGAGAGGAGATATGTGAACATCCACAAATGAGCATGTCAATTAGACTTTACCCCATTCTTGTCCTTGGAACAATAACGCCTCAGCCTTTCTTCTTTTTTTTAGGCCTTCATTAGGCACTCCATTAACTTTGTTCCATCTTTGAATTTGATAAGGCACATCATCCCACAATTTGTTGTTCAGTCTGTTCAATAAACTACTTGAAGATAGGTTTGATGGACCTAAATTGAATACCCATGACACCAAGGCATCAAACTCATTTTGTTTTAAGTCTGAAGTAACCATATCGTTAATATAACCTTCGTATTCTTCAAGCTCATGAGCGAGTAAATCTTCCGCTTCTTGTTTTGTAATTGTCATACCGTCTTGTACAGGACTACCATCAATAAGCTTTAGACTACCATACCCTATGGTTGGCTTATTTGCTGGGCATCTGTAAGAAACGACCATGCCGTCTTGCATGGGACAACCTTCAAAATGTTTTATTAAATCAATACCTTCTTTTGATATTTTCAAGCTAGTCTCCTTTTTCAGGAGAGTGAGATGCTCCAAAATAGAACGAAATAATTGCACTAGCTAATCCTCCAAGATAACCTAACACTAGATTAATTAAGGCTTCAGAGTTTTGTTCTGGTGGTTGTAGTGTTACTAAAAATATGTAGCCTAAAAAACCGCCTATTGTAAATAACCCTATGATTCTTGCAGTCCAATCTTTACTAAACATGCCTCTAGCATGTTGTTTGTCTTGTGTTTCTAGCTTAAACACATCTACATCAAGCTCTTTCATTTGAACCTCAAACTCCTGTTCTGCTTTTTTAAGCTCTAACATTTGTTCAGGTGTAGCATTTTGCATAGCTTGTTGTATAGATTTTTGGTCATTAGATACACCAAGAACTTGTGCTATTTTGCCCATAGCCATATTGCCTAAGGGACCACCCATAGCTGAACCTAGTGTTGGAGCCACAGCACCAACTATATTTTTTAGTAATCCTTTCATATTAATATGCTCGTTAAGACTGCTATACCTATCGCACCAAGAAAGCCAAACACACCAAAAGTGGTGGCTTTAATTGTTGAATTGATAAGAGTTATTTCTTGTTTTATGTCAGAAAACTCGTTAAATGCTGTTTTCCAACGCTCGTGAGATATTGTTTCTAACTTTGTAAGTCTTTCTGCAACATCATTGACTGTCATTTTTTTATTAACCATAATTTTTATATAGTAAAAATTTTCAGAGGTTTACTTTTGCCTTTAACCTTTATTGGCTTTAATGATTTTAACTTATAATTAACACTTTGTGCAGTATTTTCTCCAATAAGTATATCTACGCCAACTTCTTTTGTTGCAGACTCTAGTCTAGCTGCTGTGTTTACAGCATCGCCAATGGCCGAATAGTCGAACCGGGTGTCGCTACCTACATTTGCTATTACTGCTTCACCTGTATTAACGCCCACGCCAATAGCTATTTCATGTGGCAGTTCTTTGTTCAGTTCTTTTATGGCTTCTTGTATTTCAATAGCTGTCTTAACAGCAAGCTCTGCATGGTTTTCTAAGTCTAACGGTGCGTTAAAAATTCCCATTGCCGCGTCACCGATAAATTTGTCTAGCATCCCTTTATTACGCTGTATACACTCAACTTGCACTGTTAAAGCTTTGTTCATAATTTCTGTGACTTCTTCTGGCTCTAGTGTTTCTGACAAAGAAGTGAAGCCACGCACATCAGTGAAGAGAAAAGAGCAAAGCCTTCTCTCACCACCTAGCTTTAACAATTCAGGATTGTCTTGTAGTCTTTTTACCTGTCTTGGGTCTAAGTAATGCTCAAACTGTTTTTTGATTTGTAATCGTAATTTAAACTGTTGTCTAAATCTCAGATAAAAAGCTATGGCTCCTGTAATAAAACTTGCGACCAATGTCCACGTTATATCTATTAATAATCCATCTTGTATAAGCCAATAACCACCATAAGCTAAAGCTGTTGTAAAAATAGCATAGCTTATTACTCCTAGTGTCATGCCTAACAAATGTATTAAAAACCATGTGGCTGTAACTGATATTATAAAAATACCCATTTCTGCGGCTAAAGACCAATCTGGTATGTAGGGCGAATCTTGTATTAATATAGATTCTGCTAGAGCGGCTTGTATTTTATGTGGCTCTAACAAACCCACAGCCGTAGAAATTTGCGGCATCACACCGTTAGCAGTAACACCCAAAAATACAAACTTATTTGCTACACTCATTTCTTGAAGTGTAGTTTGTGGTGTGTCTACCCAGCTAATCCACTTACGACCAAGACTATCTGTTTTAACTGGTGGTATTCCTCGTATTGATATTTCTTCTATACCATTATCATTAGTTTTTATAATGTAAGTTTTTACATCAAACAAAGCCTTATATATTTGTGTTCCAAAACTGGGAATCCACTCGCCGTTAGGTGTGCTTACCAATAAAGGTATTCTACGAACGAGTTGGTCAACCTCAGTTGGTGCAATGGCCAATCCTTGCAAGGCACTATTAGCTAACACATCTATGTTTTGCACTACTCCTTGTGAGACCAAACCTTGTGCTTTGTCACCCATAATTACTGTGCCTGTGGCGTTTGGATATTCTCCGCTTGCATTTTCAAACATTGCTAATACTGAGGGTGCATATTGTAAAACTTGTGCAAAAATATCATCACCACCCATACGGTCAGGTTGTGGATAGCTTATAACATGACCAACTCCAATAGCTCCTTCGTTGATTAAATCTATCTGTATTTGTGCAAGTGTTTTTCTAGGAAAAGGCCAACCACCCATATTAGCAACATCTTCTTCAGTAATATTTAGTATGACAAAATTACCTGATTCAGGTTGTTCTTTTACAAAGGCATCAAAGGTTTTAAGTTTTAGTATTTCTGTTGGTGTAGATTGAAACACCAAGGGTAAGGCTAGTATGGGTAGTATTAATAGTATTAGCTTTTTAATTGTTTCTCCTCTAAAACCCTAAATGATTTAAGCTGTTGTATGTCATCCCATTTAGACCTTTTAATTTTAGTCCAATGATTCGCTCTATGTGTGCTTAAATAGGTTGGTCTTATTTTAACCCATTTCCAACCAATATCGCCAATTTCAAAATGATGGTAGCCATGCGATAATTTGTTGGCTAAAGTTGGGTCGTTGTAAAACCTAACAATATCTCTAGGCTTTTTTGCATCTGGGTGTTGTTTTATATCTTTAAACTTAGGGTATTTTTTTATAGATTGTTTCATGCTTACACCATGTATTTTTTTCCTTTTTCAAAAAGAGCTTTCATTTTTGCAGGATATTCTTTTTGATTTCTACAGGCGTTTTGAGAACGCAGCAAAATACGTTCAAAGTTTTCTATCTCTAGCAACGACTCATCTTTTGCAACAAGTGATTCAAAAATGTTTTTGACAAGTTTTGTTTCACTCCAGTTTAAATGTACGTTACATGAATGTTTATCTCTACTCATATTTTTTCCTATATTTTGTTAATTTTTTTATTATAAGGATTGTATAACAGATGTCAACACTTTTCTACACTTAATTAGATTGTGTAATTTTTATTATAGAGTCACTACCACCATTAATCTTAATAACATTCGATACGCCGTCTTGTATAAAAATGACTGTGTAAGCATTTGAACCATCTAAATCTACTCTTACTGTTTCATTAACTTGTCTACGCAAACTCACTACATTACCTGTTATAAGCGTGGTTATTTGTGTGTCCGGGTCTTTACCTAATGAAGTCCCGGCTATCTGCGTTGTAGTAGCTTGTGCTAAAACATCCTCATCTTCATCTACAGCCAAGGCATCTAACACATTTAATAAATCCTCTAAATAATTTACATCAAGATAATTTATATCTAATTCTGTAAATTGTAAGCTATCTTCTTTTAAATAATCTTCAGCTAAGTAATCAATATCTAGGTCGTTAAAATCTAATACGCTATCTGTTTGTGTGCTTGTGGCTTCTTCTTCTACTAAAACCTCTTGTTTGGGTGGTGTGACAATAAGCATGTTGTCTATTAGGTCTAGGGTTAAATCTAAAATTACAGGCTTAGTAGGTGCAGACTCAAACACGCTAACTGTAGTAGCTTCATAAGGTTTATTAAGTATTACTGTACCCATCGCTGTTACTACTTCTATTTCACCACTAGATAAACCAAAAGCATTAGGCAAAAGAATTATTAGACTTCTACCTAATTCATCAACCGTAGCAGTAAAATCAGTACCTCTTATTGCTATATTTGCAGTAGGTGTTTTAAGTTTTATGTTTTGTTTATCTATACGGTTAAGATTGCCTGTAATAAACCTTGCCGTGCCTAAACCAAATGTTAAAGCCATCTTAGATTTACTAGGGTCCGGGTCAAATATATATGAGTCTATGACAAGTTCAGACCATTCTGTAAGTTTAACTACAGAATCATCTAAAAATTTAATAGCCATGCGACCATCTTTAGTTATGGCCTCATCGTTGCTCTGTATAGCAAACTTTAAATTAGCATCGTATGGTTTGTCTCGGACAATTTGTGCTGTGCCGTTTAACTCAGATATGTCACCTATATCAACAGCTTGTGCTTGTACCTTGGTCGTTTTGAATAATACAAACAGTAGAAGCAGCAGTGCCAGAAACCGAAATAACTTTAAGCCAATCGTTGTCCTGTGTTGATAGCTGTTGTACATTAAAAGTCCTAGAGCCTCCTGTGTGGTCTAACCAAAAATATCCACCTGCTGATGCTGTAACACCTGTACCTGTATAGGTAACTGTGTTGTCACTACCATCTATATCCATATAGTTTGTAGCACCATCAATATTTATATTTGATGTAACTGTGTTATTTGAACCATTAATAATCCAATCTAAGTCAAGTGATGCAGCTAATGCTGTTGTGCCTTGA